CTCGTGCAAGAAAGGTCTTGAACGGAAAGGAAAAGCGTAGTACGATTGTGGTTCAACCTAAGCAATAAGGAGTGACTATGCTTGATGACTTGTATTTTAAGTGGTACTATGTAAAGAACACGCTTCTGATGGGGGCTCTTGTAGCCCTCCTCTGGGCGGGGATTATTGTTTACCTTGTAGACCAACAGATGGAGGCAGAAGATGTTTAAGGTAACCTCATTTAAGAAAAATGAACAGGGGGTTGTACGGGAACAAAAGGATAAACAACCAATTACGGAGATATTGCTTAACAAACTCTTGTTGCTACAGGAGAGCACTAGGCAGTTAGTCGGTGTAGACTGTTTTCTTTCTGCAGACTTGTACGACGCCCTCCTCCGCGAAAACATGCAGTTAGTGGTCTACACAATAAGAAATTACCCAGATTTACAAAAAAGCAAGGTTTTTCAGTATTCTGGGGTCTACTTCAAACTTGATATGCGGATGGCTCGGGGAACCGCTGACTTTATCCCCACCTTTAAAGACTTGGATGCTAGGTTAAAACAAGAGGTCTATACACTAATTGTGGAGGCGGATAATGCAGATTGGGAAGAGGTATAAATATACTACAAAAGGAGACCCAGCTATCCCGTTCGGGACTAAGATGGAGGTAAAGTCTATGGAAGTGCGAGGTATTGGCGTTCCTTTTGTCTACGCTGTGAAAGTGAGCAGCAAGGATAAGCAGGAGTATGTAATCATGGCTAATGAGTTGGAGGCATGCGAATGAAAGAGTGGATTGACTACAATGGGAAGAAGCATGGAGGAGTCCCACCTGTCCCTAGCGATACGCAGGTCTTTGTTCGCTTTCGCAACGGAGAAGAAGAGTCTCCTACGAAGACAGGGGGCAGCACACCAAACCAGTACCGTATCTCCCTCAATCTACCTTTGACAGAAGATCGTACCAAGTTTGTTCAAGTTGACCTTGAGGCAATGGACGTAATTGATGCCCTTGACCTGTCTGGCAATCTAAAAGATGTTCAAAAGGCTCTCTTCAGGCTTGACAAGAAGGCAGATGTTAGTGTACAATATGACCTAACGAAGTCAGTCTTCTATCTGGTGAGGGAATTAAAGAAGCGTGGTTACATCTCTCATGCAAAGTTCTGGGAGATTAGTGACTACATTAGCAAGGCGTTGAAGGAGGATTAAATGGGGAATGAAGAAATGCTGCAGGAAATGCTTAACCCTGTGGTAACAGATTACAACAGCTTTGGAGCAGCTGTGTGGACGTTTAACAAGCTGGCAGGAAACCTCCAGCCTCATGAGTCTGCAACTACACTTGTGCAGGCACTTCGTAATCAAGCTCTGCGGGTGCTGGAAGAAGCACAAGAGATTGTAGATGCTTGCTATGAGTGGGAGCACCCTGACACAACAGACGAAGAAGCTGTTGAGCAAGTTAAAGCAATCCTTGATGGTGTAATTGATACCAACGTCACATCGTTTGGGCTCTTGCAGATTGCTGGCCCATATATGGATACGGCTAAGGCTGCTACGCTTATCTGCCAGAATAACATGACCAAGTTTCACGCTACAGAAGAAGCAGCCAATGCTACACAAGATGCTTATGGCAAAGATGGCGGGCAGAACTATTTAACATATGTAGAGTCTGTTTCTATTGAAGGACTTATCCCACCTGTGTATGTAGTAAAGCGTTACACTGATAATAAAGTGATGAAGCCAGCAGGATATGTTTCTGTAGACCTGTCTGAATGTATTGTAGGGCTTGGAGGTGGTAAGTGATTACAGAAAAGTATGAGCAAATGCAGGTTGACTACATTGACCATATGGGGAGTGATGTAAATGTTGTAAATGCAGCTCGTGTCTCTTTTGCTAAAGAAGCCTCTACCTTTGATTTGGAAAAAGACACAAAGCTTATCAACTACCTTGCAAAGCATAATCACTGGAGCCCTCTTGCACACACATCTGTAAGCATTAGAGTGAAAGCTCCTATCTTTATGGCGAGGCAGTTTGTGAAGCATCAGATTGGACTTGTCTGGAATGAAGAGAGTCGCCGCTACATTGATGACACTCCAACATTCTGGTATCCAAAAAGCTGGAGAACCCGCCCAGAGAATGCGAAGCAAGGGAGTGGAAGTGACACTGTAGACATTATCACTTACTATGGAACGCAAGGGAAGAATGGTATGGATGACCCTGTGGCTATCTCTGTTGATACAGCTTTAGAGACATATCAAACTCTCCTTGAGAAGGGTGTAGCACCTGAACAAGCTCGTATGGTTCTACCACAGAATACTATGACAAACTGGATTTGGACAGGAAGTCTTGTTGCCTTTGCTCGTGTTTGTAAGCTTAGGCTTGACTCACATGCCCAAGTAGAAGCACAAGAGCTGGCACAAAAAATTAATGAAGTAGTTGCACCACTGTACCCAGTATCTTGGGCTGCTTTGATGGAACATATGAAGGTGTGAGGAGCAGTATGGAAGAGGCTAGAAATCATTTTAAAGGTATGCTCTCTAAGGGGGGCCGCACTTATTATCTTGTAAAGTGTAGCTGTGGAGAGAGGCACGTGAGGACAGACTCCTCTGCAGCCTACAGACCTTTTTGTGGCCGGTGTTTAAAAAGAAATCCAAATTATAAGACAAGAGCATATACAGCTTGGGATAGCATGTTGCAGCGTTGCTATAATCCAAAGGCATCTGCATTTCACAAATATGGGGCTGTTGGGATTATTGTTTGTAATAGGTGGGTTCCAAAAGCTGGTGGCTCTTTCAACAACTTCTTAGAGGATATGGGAGCTTGCCCTGAAGGCCTAACTTTGGACAGGATAAACGGAGAGCTGGGGTACTCCCCAGAGAACTGCAGATGGGCCTCCACTAGCCTTCAAGGATACAATCAAAAGAGGCGCTGCACAAATACAACAGGCCGGACTGGCGTCTGTTATGACACACCAAGAGATAAGTGGGTAGCCTCAATAACTGTTGATAATAAAACAATGGGTAGAAAGCGTTTTGATACTTTTGATGAGGCAGTGGCCCATCGGATTACCCTTGAACAAAAATATTTTGGATTTATAAAGGAGTAGAATATGGGAGCTGTACCTTTTTATGTTTCAGAGAGCGACCTTTTGCTACTGGAAGAATACTACCAAGAAATGCCTGAAAAAGAGCCTGTCAGATTTAAAAAGATTCTTTGGAACAATGGTTTTGATGTTCTAAATCACGAGGTTGAAGAGAGGACTTGTTTACACCGAAATTGGCGTATGCAAGAGGTCTATGGGAGGATGTTTTACTCCTATGAACGATTGGATAAGAAGTGGAACCAGACAGGGGCTATGTCTCTTGAAGCTGTGATTGCCTCTATGGCTGACACAGAGACACGTAAAGAAATGGTTGAAATGGCAACGATTGCAAGATTTGAGGAGTGATTGTGAAAAAGACAAAGATACAGACACAGACAAACAGCTTTGTCACTCACTACCCAGAAGCTAAAGAGTTTGCCAACCAGCAGCTAAAAGTCTTGTGGTTTCCTGATGAAGTAAAAATTGAGAAAGACATTCAGGATGTTCTTATTAATATGACAGAAGCGGAGAGGCATGGTGTTATTACCACACTTCGCTTGTTTACACTCTATGAACTGTTTGCGGGAAAAGACTACTGGACGGGTTATACGATGAAAAGGTTTCCTCGCCCAGAGATTCAGCGTATGTGTGCTGTGTTTGGGGCTTTTGAGCTTGGAGTCCATCAGCCATTTTATAGCCGGTTGAATGAATTGCTTAACCTGAATACAGACGACTTCTACCTTTCTTACGTGAAAGACCCTGTGCTGCTAGAGCGCATGAACTTTGTAGAAGATATGATTGCTTCAAAGGATGATTTGCTTTCTACAGCAGTCTTTTCTATTGTAGAGGGGGCTGTCCTTTACTCTAGCTTTGCATTCCTAAAACATTTCCAAAGCAACGGAAAGAACAAGCTTTTGAATGTAGTGAGAGGGATTAACTTCTCTGCTATTGATGAGAATCTCCATGCCCAAGGTGGGGCTTGGCTCTTCAAGACAGCCCTTGAGGAGAGGAAACCTCAGATGAGTGGTTTGCAACTTGTAGAGTTGCAGGCTGCAATTGATAAAGCTGCAAGAGAAGTCTATGAACACGAGTGTTATATTATTGATATGATCTTTTCACAAGGAAAGATTGAAGGTATAACTGAGATACAGCTCAAGCACTTTGTAGAGTCTCGCATTAACATTTGCTTAAAGAATCTAGGGTACAAGCCGATCTTTATTGTCAAGTATAACCCCATTGAAGACTGGTTCTACAGTGGAATTAATAATTATCAGATGGTGGACTTCTTTAGTGGTGTTGGAAGAGAGTACCAACGTGACTGGGACGAAGAAGCTTTTGTGTGGAAGAGCGAAGAAGGAGAGGGTAATGAGTGACTTTTATGAGGAGCTTTCTAACAGACGGAAAGCTGCACAAGAAAAAGGGGAGTACCCGGAGTGGTACACCACAGCAGGCTATTCGCTGTTTGAACAAAAATACAAGTACAGTGCATCCGGTTTCAGAGAGCAGGCACAGCGTATTGCTAAAACGGCAGCAAAGCATCTTGGAAAATATGCAGAGGAGTATGAGCAGAAATTCTTTGATCTAATTTGGAATGGCTGGCTCTCTTGCTCCACTCCCGTTCTCTCCAATATGGGTACAACTCGGGGTATGCCTGTTAGCTGTGAGGGGGGATATGTAGAAGACTCTGTTGATGGCTTCTACACTGCTTTACACGAACAAGCTGTGCTTTCTAAGCATGGTTTTGGTACGTCTGTCTATCTTGGGGATATTCGCCCAAGAGGCACAGTTATTAGTTCAGGAGGGAAGGCTAGCGGCGTCCTCCCTGTATTGAAAAACTTCGTGCAAATGTCAAGAGACGTGAGCCAAGGCAGCAACCGTAGGGGGGCAATTGCCTCGTATCTTCCAATTGAACATGGAGATTTTTGGGAAGCTGTAGAGTATCTTGAGCAGGAACCAGATGACCTTAATATCGGTTGGAACGTCTCTGATGCTTTCGTTGCAAAACTAGAGGCTGGGGATGATGAGTCTATCAAACGATTCAAGCGTGTCATGCGCGTGAAGATGGTAACAGGACGTGGGTACTTCTTCTTCCCAGATAAAGTGAATCGTAAGAGACCAGAGGCGTATGTAAAGAATAACCTTAGTGTCGTGGCGAGCAATCTCTGCAACGAAATAACCCTGCACAGTAACAAAGAGCACTCCTTCACTTGTGTTCTTTCAAGTATGAACTTGGCTAAATACGCCGAGTGGAAAGACACTGATGCGGTTTTTACTGCTACAGTGTTCCTTGACTGCGTAGCTTCAGAGTTTATAGAGCGTAGCCAAGGCATCCACGGACTTGAGAAGGCAAGGGCTTTTACAATTAAAGGACGGGCTCTGGGGCTTGGGGTCTGTGGTTTCGCAACTTACTTGCAAGAGAACATGATTCCTTTTGAGAGCTTCGAGGCTCACAATTGGAATAACCTCGTGTTCAAACAAATTGAAGAACAAAGCAAAGCAGCAAGTGTCTGGTTAGCGGAGGTGTTTGGGGAGCCTGAGTGGTGCTTTGGCCTTGGTGTTAGAAACACACATAGGCTTGCAATAGCTCCAACTAAATCCACAGCCCTTTTGATGGGTGGCGTGAGTGAAGGAATCAATCCTGACCCGGCGATGACTTACACACAAGCGGGGGCTGGAGGGGAGAGTCAGCGCATTAACCCAACACTCTTAAAGATAATGAAAGAGCGCGGTAAAAATACGAAGAAACACATTCAAGAGATTATTGATGCTCGTGGGAGCGTTCAAGGTGTTACTTGGTTGTCAGAGGAAGAGAAGCTCGTCTTCAAAACTGCTTTTGAAATTGATATGGCTGCTCAACTACGGTTAGGCTCTGGTCGCGCAAAGTACCTTGACCAGTGGCAGTCTCTTAATTTATTCTTCAGTGCAGAAGAAGACCCAGCCTATATTGCACAGATACATAAGGAGGCTTTCTTAGATGAACGAATCCTCGGCCTGTATTACTGCTACTCTAAAGCTGGTGTTACCGCAGCCAAAGGAGAGTGCCTTGCTTGTCAATAATGTCACTCAATGGCCTTGACAAAGCTTTAAAAGCATGAGATATTAACCCCATGTCCTCGCGGATGTGGGGTTTTTCTTTGGTTATTTGGAGGGCAATATGACTACACAGACAAGAATAGAGCTTGCTTGCAAACTGGCAATGAAGCACCATGCTGGTCAGATGTATGGGAAGTACAGCTACATGCTTCACCTTGAAGAGGTGGCAGGGCATGTAAAAGACATTGTAAGGAAGGGGCTCTTTAACTGTCTTGGCCTTGATCGGGAGACGCTTATCCGCCTTGCGTACCTCCACGATATTATTGAAGATACGTCTTGTTCTTTTACAGAGCTGGGTGGGATTCTGGAGATGGAGGGAATTGAGGCATTATGCCATCTGTCAAAGAACTTAGGTGGCTGCACTTATGAATCATACATTGGCCGTATCAGGAGAAACAGGTATGCTCGTATTGTTAAGATTGCTGATACATGGGCCAACCTTGACAATAGCTGGAAAGCAGGTAATACTAAGCGTATTGCCAAGTACACTAAACAATTGAACATGCTTTTGGAGGATTGATGAATAAGCGTATTGTGGTTATTGGTGGTGGAACATTCAGTTACGTGCGGGCACACCTCGCCCTGTCTGCACCGGCCTTTGGAGAGACTGCTCGTGTTATTGCAGCTGAGTGTAAGGCTCGCTTTGATAAGCTGGAGACAGACCTTGTGCTTACAAAGATGGCTGACAGTGCAAGCAATCTTGTTACGACAACAGATGTTGAGTATTACGTGAGAGAGCTTGTGCAGGACAACACCGTCAAGGTTGTGTTCTTCAACGCGGCTATTTGTGATTTTGATGGCCAGATTGGCTCTGTCGCTCCGGGTAAGTATGCTGAACGCTTGAAAACCAGCATAGAGAAGGGGTATGCAATGAGACTGACCCCTAGCCAGAAGATCATAAAGCTTATCCGCGAGAAGCGTAAGGATATTTTTCTCATTGCCTTCAAGACAACAAGCGGTGCTACGCAAGAACAACAATATGAAGCCGGTCTCAACCTGTTGAAGACTGCAAGCTGTAACCTTGTGCTGGCTAATGATTTGGTGACACGCAACAATATGATTATCACACCAGAGGAAGGCGTATATTGGAACGCCAGAGACCGTAACGGAGCCCTTAAAGAGCTCGTAGACATGGCTTGGCATCGTACCCACCTGTCCTTCACACGGAGCACTGTGGTGGCAGGGGAGGCTGTTGCATGGGGCTCTGAGCAAGTGTACCCAGCACTTCGTCAGGTGGTCAATCATTGCATCTCTGCAGGAGCTTACAAGAAGTTCAATGGCGTAACAACTGGCCACTTTGCTTGTAAGATTGGGAATGGGGAGTTTCTTACCAGCATCCGTAAGACAAACTTCAATGACATTGCTAGGCTTGGCCTTGTTCGAGTAAAGACAGATGGCGATGACTCTGTTATCTCTTTTGGAATGAAGCCTTCTGTTGGGGGACAGTCCCAGCGGATTATCTTTGCCGATAAGCCAGACACAGATTGTATCGTCCACTTCCACTGCCCATTGAAAGAAGGGAGTGATGTGCCTGCTGTCAGTCAGCGAGAGTATGAATGTGGGAGTCACGAGTGTGGAGAGAACACAGTACGTGGGCTGAAGAAGTTTGGCAACCTGTACGCTGTGATGCTTGACAAGCATGGCCCTAACATCGTATTCTCTCACAACATTGACCCACAGGAGGTCATTGACTTCATTGACAAGAATTTTGATACTAGTAAGTCTACGTCTGGATTTGAACGAGTATATCTGGGGCTGGACTTGACAAACCCGTATTTTACTGTATCATTTGGGAATCAAATTTAGGAGACACAGTAATGGCACGTATTAACGGAGTGACAACACGATTTGCACCAGCACTCGGCTACACGCCAACAGCTCTTCGAGCTGGCATGGCTGAAGACCAAGATGGTCAGTACGTTTCACTGGAAGACTATGAACGTGCTCTTGGTGTGATTCGTAAGCTCAAAACTAAGATTGCAAAGAAGGAACGCCGGGCTAAGTCTCTGAAGCAGGAGGAATGCAAATGAATGAAGATGGAACTTGGGCTGGCTTGTTTTCTCTGCTTCTCCTTTCAATCTGGGCCTGGCAGGACTTTGGTGGAGAGAAGATACCTGTCCACTATATAAAGGCTGCAGAAGTGGCTTGTGCTACAAATGGAGGCCTCTCTTATATTCGCCATGAAATTATGGAAAGAGAGGACTACGTTTGCAAGAATGGTGCTGAAGGGTTAATTACGAAGCACATCAAGTATATTGAGGGGGTTACAGGTGAACACAGCAAAGCTAACTAACGTAGAGATTTATATCTGGCCTACTACAGGCAAGCGATATGCCTGTGGCCTTATCTCTGAAGACAGCCAGAAACGCTTCATTGATAACTACCCGGTGCGAACAAGCTACATTCAAGAGATTAAAGATGTAGCAGGAGTGATGTGTATTACTACACTGAATACCACCTACATCGTTGTAGGGAAAATCTTGTACATGGATAAAGGAGATAAGAATGTCATTTCGTGAAGAGTATGAGTACCATGTGATGAATAACAGCAGTGGCCGTCTTGTCTACTCTGTGCATACGATGGAGGAAGCAGAGAAGAAGGCAAAGGAATACGCCCACAACAGCGGCTTCAACCACTCTGTGTTGAGAATTGAGTCTACATACTACCCTGTGAAGACTGTTGAGTCTTGCAAGGGGATTGTGCAAAATCTTATGAATGGCCTGTCTGGAGGCACATGAAAT